GTTATACGTACAGATTGATTACGTGGTGCTGTCATAGAGTCGTTGTTGAACATGACGCACTTAAATATAAACAAGCCTATCTTTTTGACTTCACCGTTTACTGTGTAGGAAGGGACAAGTTTGTCGTATGACGTAATGGCATCGGAACCACCATCGAGTAACAAGGCAATTGTTCCGGTGTCGTATGGCAGTAGTGTGCCAGCTCCTCCATACCATTGAACAGCAGTAATGGTTTTAACTGTAGGGCTTGATGTTGATTGCCAATATGTAGCACTTGGGTTAGAACCAGCACTATCAGACTCAAACGTATAACCAACGTTAGTTGCTGTGTTCGTAATTAGTTCGGTTGAACCAGCGTTAGATATTGTTGCAGTATGTACGCCACTCTGTGTTCCTGTAGCAGTAATAACCGTACCACCAGGGGAAGACGCAACAGTCATTACTGACGTTGTTATAGATAGGACGTAATACGTACCGGATGTAGAAAAACCTGTCGGCAGTGCACCAGTGGTAGCAAATGTAACCTGAGAGCCAACAGCAATATTTGTCGGGTTGAATGTACCACCAATGCTTGTTGAACCAATGCCAAATGTAACAGTTGGCGTGGCAACAGTAGTGAAATTGAAGGTTGGGTCAACGCCACTAACAATAGCGTTATCTATGCCACGCAAAGAATATACGCTGTATGTACCACCAATGGACGGGGCAATAGATGTTGATCCACTGGCTACGCTAGATACTTGGAATGCAGTCCCAGACAACCCTGTTGATCGAACATAATAAACCGTATTAGGCTTGATGTTTGCGTCATCAGCGGAGTTCAAAAACACTACAGGCTCATTAGCAACAAAGCTGTTCGTACAAGTAATAGAAACATTTGTCGCAACAAATGTCACAGATAGAGCGTTCTGAGCGATAGGTCTAATAGCGTTAGTTAGTACGGACGCCTGAGGAGTAATCAGGTCAGTTCCATTCTTGTACATTGGCTTGACAGTTGGCACTACCTCAAGTGTTGTCCCATCTGTGCGAAATACGTTTCCGCCACCGTCTCCTGGTACACCATAGATGTACTTACCAAACTGAACCATCCTGACCTTGGCAGGATCAGCGGCTACGCTACCAAGAAGTGTTGTAGATGTACCACCCGCTACAAACTTTCGAATGTTAGCTGTTGTTCCCCCAGCAGTACCCTCAGCGTAAATGATGAAGTTAGACGAGTTATCTGCTTGACGATAAGCAACTGGCTCGTAACTCGATGTCAATCCAGATAACGATGTAAGTTGTGCTTGCCATCCTGGACGAACAGACAAAGCACCACCATCATTCCATAGGTTTACGGCATCCTGGACGTAACCATCTTCAAGAGTATTAGCTTGAATATTTGTATTGATGCCAATAAATCGTCTGTCACCAAATGTGTACGTTTGGTTTACAACCTGGGCGCTTCGAGTTGTGTCAGCCATCGCAAGCCTTCCTTATCCATCCATTAGCTAGTGTTGCTGGCTTAGTGTACGACAAACAGGTTGTGTCATTTTGACGTGTAAAAGCATTCACCAATGTCGGCGGTTGCTTGTAGTCAGGGCAGTCGCAAAGATCAGGAGGAGGATTCGGCCCTGATCCTCCAGGTGCCGATATTCCTCCAACCCATAGAAAGAATGGCGAACGAAACCCTGCTGCCATTACGCCGGATCTATTCCAGTAATCGGATCAGCTGCTGGATCAGTTGACAACGTTGCAGTCCATGCAGTTGTTGCGTCATTTTCAGTTGTAACAGTCAGTGTGTTACCACTGATAGATGTTTTATTCCTTAGCACACGTAATGCATCCGTAACTGTACGACCACCGTCAGCCGCTCCTGCAATAGACCGTCCGAGTAACTTATCGGCAATAGCACCACGCAGGTGGACGTGGATTGGAAGAATCATAAACTCAGCACCAATAGGTGGAGCTTGATGCAGTGGCTCATCAAACGTCAATGTCCCTGACGCATTAGACGAACTAATCAACGTACATGAACCGGAAACGTTAGTCCCGGTCAAGAAAACAATAGTTTGGTCATCAAATGCGCTATTGATATATCCTGTCAGAGTTGTCTTACACCCATTGACTGTTGGTGATGGAGAGCCAACTACTGTTCCATAAACTGCACAGTATCCCCTGGCAAGCAACGCCATCACGTCAACCATCGTATAGGATGAAAATTGTCCATATGTTGCAGAGTCAACAACTCCTACATTGGTCCAGACGTTTAATGGCATATTCAATAAACTGTTGATCAAGCCTACAGTTTCACTATATGCCGAACGCATATAACCACCCGCGGTTGATGCAGTCGGATATGTTACTGTACTAGATATATCTGTAAGCCAAGGATTGCCAGCACCACCAGCATTCTTTAGGTATGTACCAGCTTGACCAGCAGTTGAGAATGCACTGATGTTGTATTCCCAGATTTCTTGGACAGCAGTTGCTGAAAGTTCCGCACTGGTAATCGCATCTGTGGCTATAACCGTAGATGTGATGGCATCAGCAGCAAACGTTGTTGATGAGATTGCACCAGTAGCAAATGTTGTATTACTAATAGCGCCATTAGTAATGGTTGCAACGTTAGCCTCAACGCGTTGTGTACCAGCAACCGCCATGTTGCGGTTAGGTGTTGTTGTACGACAAATTTTAGTTCCGTATGTGTCTGTACCAAGTGTTTCACCAGAACCAGCAGTGGCATACGAAGCAACCTGAGCGTTCCATACATCACTTGCAACCGTACCGGCAACAATACGTGCCTCAGATGCTGTTCCATCTGTACTAAGCCGTATTGTAATTGCACTGTTTGCAATGGCATCAGCATCGATAGCGTCAGTAGCAATAGCCGCTGCTGTGATAGCGTTATTTGCAATAGAACCTACACCTACGTTATTTGTGACGCTAGTAGTTATAGATACCGTTGTTGCTGATAGACCAACTGTTGATCCCTGATTACCTACATTCCCCCAGTCAATGCCAGCTTCTCCGTTTGCATTAACATCGAGGGTATTTCCAGCAGTAGTTGGATAAAGCGATGCTTGACTACGTAAAGTAAATCGTCCTACGCAGGAACCGACAACACTTACTGAGTCAACTGTACCAGTAGTGATCACGCATTCAAACTCACCACCATTAGCATAGAACGTTGCATCGGATGCTGTTGTTATTCGTACATGATGTAAACCAGCTACTCCATCAAAGTCAACTGTAAGTGTCACACCAGCAGTAGATTGAGTAAGGTCGTTGTCTTTGTAAACAGACACAACCGGAGTACCGGCAAGTGTAAAAGGTGCACCTGTCGATGGACGAAATGTAGTGAATTTAAAATCTACAATGCTCGACGCACTGAAGTCACCTAGATACTTACTCATCTTATGTACCCCGCTAACGGATTAGCTGCTAAACCACCACCGCTACCTGTCATCGTAATGTCTGCCAAGCTTACAGTTATAGGTGAGTGTTGAAATGACCCAAGTGCAACTGACCAGGGAGAAGCTGTGTTGGCACGTGAATAATATCTACCACCAGCAATACCAGCAAAAGTGTTATCTATCGCCGGAGCATAGACTGTATCAAAGTCATATGTATATGTTTGCAAGTCAGCACCTTGATATTCCACGACAAACATATATGTAGTCCCACCAGTTAAAGTAGCAAGAGTACCGTCAAACATGATATTCAACGTGCCATGGAATTGTGTGTACATCACAAATGCACTTTCTAATGCTTTGCTTTGCAGAGATGTCGTACCAGTTGCATCCATTATTCTGAATACAGCAGGAGATGTTCCCCATGCAAAACGTAAATTATTCATGTTTACGTTACTTACTTGGCAACTCACGATACTAGAAGGTATTTGAAATGTAATCCCAACACAACAATAAGCTGATCCAGCGGAAGAGTTGTTAATAGTTTTATTTACAGGTGCTCCTGAGCTTGGGAATCCATACCATGTAGAAGATGCTCCATATAGAAGTGTTGGAAACCCACTGATACCTGTTTCTCGTAATTGACCACCATACCATCCTGGTTCGATAAATGGCTGATTGGTAGATGTCTCATTAATCGATGCATTAATAGTTATTGTTGCTGTCCAAGCGGCTGTCGGCTCTAATACTAAAGCATATGGAGTACCAGCTACAAGTGTTGCTGATAAACCACTGATCTCATTCCAACCAGTTGTGTTTAATAAGTTAGTAGCAGATGTTGCACCTGTTCCAACTAATGTTCCAGATGGTCTTCCTGATTCAGCAAAGCCTCTAGTTGTAGTCGTGACTGTTTGTATACTGGCACGTAAACTATCACTTCCAGATAATCCAGTACTCGCAGTACTAAAAAACGCAACCCTAGTACAGGTAATACTTACAGGTGGAACGAATATCATCCAGACTTGATTAATCTGGACAATAGTAGCAGTATGTGTTCCACTGCCAGCACTACCTGCTGAGATGGCAGTACCACCTAATGATGCCGATACCTGCATCTGTGTAGAGCTAATCGAAACTACATAATATGTAGTGCCAGTGGAAAAGTTTGTAGGTAGTGCACCTGTTGTTGTAAACGTTACACGTGAGTCTCGTGTTACGTTAGTCGTATTAAATGTCCCACCGATAATTGCACTACCATTGGTGAATGTAACTGTTGGGGTTGACGTTGTTGTTTTGAGTTGTGCGGTAACAGCAGAGTTTGGAACCTTACCGTTATTCAACGGCATCGTAGACAACATAAAGTCACGTACAGCAGCCATTACACTAACCTCACGATATTGCCATCAACATCTTCTAGATCAATGATGATTGTTTTACCGGCCAGTAAAACTCCATATACGTCAATCAGTTTTTGTATTAATTCGGAAGTAGGTGTAAGCACTGGCTCATTTGTGGGAATATCACCATTCCAAGATTGCCACCCATTGTTATCAAATTCAGACACGTACATAGTCGCAGTACTAATTTGTGTGCCACCATTAGATTCAGGGGTTTCAAATGTAACTAAATATTTGTCTGAGTGAGTAATAACAAACTGAGTTGCCATAGTTTAACTACCGCCCATCTTATTGATCTGTATTTCAACTACTCGGTTAATTCCTTGAACAGCTCTTAGTCCAAGTGTGCCAAGCAGGAATGACAAACCAAGCATTTGTTCCGGCGTTGACCAACCTATATGCTTTGCAACAAGTGGCGTCAAATACAATGCTGATGCAGTCCCGATGAAGACTGTCATTACTCCCTGGAAAACAGTTTTAATCTTACGCCAGTCTGTACCTGCAATAGCACCAGCAAGACCTGCGATCAACTGATTCCAGTCAATGTGAATACCCTTATCCATCGATGTCCCTCGTCGTTTCACTGACTTTAGTTACCTCCGGTAGTTTTGCCGAGAAAACAGGTAGATTGCTATCTTGTCTCATAAAGAATGCAATCAACGCGGTTGTCATAGCGGGTATACCAGCACGGAGTCCCTCAATGCCAGAAATGAGTAGAGCTTTAGTCACCGCACCATAGGTTGCGTTGTCAGCAACACGCAGTTGCTTCCAGGCGGCATCGAATTCTGGGGCGGCACTAGCCATGAACGAAGCTAGTGCAATAAGAATGAGGCGTCCCCAGGCAATGTTCATTAACCTTGCCCTAATACTGGTGGTACAGAGAACGGACCACCAGCTTGTCTGAGACCAGCATCTAGTTGCATATACAACTTCATACGGCCTTCGTTATACCAGTTACGCCAGAATACACGTTGAGAAACTGTAGGATCGTCGATGTTTTTCATTGCCAATTTAGTAGCGGCAAAAGCTGGGATCATCTGCCTCATCAAGTCATCTGGAATGAAGTCAAAAGATGTTGCATCAGCAATAGTAATATTTGGAATTCCGTATCCATATACTGTCACAGATGTAGGACCTGTAGTGATATATGGGTATAGGCTTACTGAATAGTTGTCATACCTATACCAGTTAGTTACAAGGCTTGAGTTGGCAACGGTGGTAGCAGCATAGTTTAAGTCATTTGCACGGACAGATGATTCCGATGCGTGTATCAACCGAGTTGATCCGACATAGGCATCAGTAGGGAACCACATTGTTGAGTTAGCTGGAGTTGGTACAGTCATGCTCGTAAGTAACACATTACGTGTGTTAGCGGCAAACGTTAGTGTCCCACTAACCTGGTAGGAGACGCACGTACGGCATATCTCCGATACTGCCTCAGCAATAAAGTTGTTTACGGTTGTGTCAGAGCTAATGCTTGCAGTTCCATCTCCAACGCCAACAATACCTAATGTTGAGTTTGTAGCTTCGTTGAGGATCTTGTATGTTTCAGCACGAAGCTGTGCCATTGTCTGAGCCATTACACAGCCCTCCTAGCATACGTAGCAGCGAAAGACTCAACCATTCCAAGGCGATCCACATACTGTGCTTGATACATCTGGAATCCGTCTCCATCTTTTGATTGCATAGCACGTTGAGCCAATACACCGTAAACCAAACAGTCATGAGCGATGTTCGGTAACGGGCATTCAGTCGCATCTGTGATCGGTTGGGCAACGCCATTAACATCGTATTCCCAGTAGTCTCCTGGGATGCCATAACCTTCAAGCATAAGCCCTTGAGTAATGGCAGCTGCTGGAGGTGGATAAACAGCAATTTTGTTTGGACCTGTAAACACAGCTACCGTTGGGTAAGCTGATGATCCATCATTTCGAACCATGTCTACTTTGCGGTTGTATGCATCAAAGATACGCATACGCTCCCAGGCTCCGCCAGTATTCTTCACCTGTACGTTTCGAATCCTATACAGATCCGGTGCACAGTATTCCGATACATCAGCAACCAGGTCAAGATACCTTCTGCCATTAAAGCAGTCTGTTGACCTGGCTATCTGATTAGTAACTTCCACAATGAGGAGGTCAAGACCAAACGGATCCTGATCCGAATCAGAACCAAAGTAGTGCCGTCCAAGAAGACGGATACGGCGTTTGATCTCACCTCTAGTCATTAGGAATAAGCTCCGTCACGTCCTGGGACGACATCACAGCGTACAAGTGCCGATGGGTTTACACCAGATGGGAACGTTGGTTTTACCCAACCACGGATATACTTGTAGTTATCCTGAGTAACTCCATAACCATCGATAAAACCACTCATTGTGTTTAGTGCAACATAGTATTCGCCACCAGCTAAACAAGGTTGAACAAGGAAGCTTGCGTTAGCGGAGATAGCCGCACCAGTCGTAAACACTGCACCGCCAGGAGTATTACTAACAGTAATAGTCTGTCCGGTGTACGAAGATGTTACCGATAGAACATAGAACTTCTGGACGTTACCACCACCAGTAATGATTGGAGGAAGTGCTGTATCCGCAGCTGCTGTAGCAGCGTTTGTACCAGCAGCTGCTGTACCAGTCCAGTAAACCAATTCACCAACTGAGAAGTTGACCAAGTTGGACAAATACTTAGTAAGAACTGGAGTTCCAGTAGCGGTCGGCACAATTGGCACACCACCTGGCGTAGCGGACAGTTGGACGGTTGCAGTTGATGTTGCAGATCCAACAGCCGCGTTCGATGGAGTCATGCTAACTACATAATATGGAGTAGCAAGAGCAAATGGTGCTACAGCGGTTCCAAAGTACAAGGCATCACCAATACTACAAACAGGAGCAGCGGTAATGTTGACCGAACCAGTTGTTACAGCCGATGTACTGGTCAGTGTTGGATACAGAGTAATCAACGGAGACGTAGTACCGGATGTTGAGAACGTAGTTACGTTGTGCGTTTTGAATGCGTTAGCATCTGTTGGGCTTGCGTAGATGTTAGTCCAGGTGACACCATCTTTTGTTACATCGATTCCAAACTGGAAGTTTGACGTAGTGGTTGCAGCGGGTAGTGCGGCGTATGTAGGTTGCGAGAGCATGAACCGCATAAACAAGTTGTTATGTGTTCCATTCTGACTGAATGGTTCAATGCTTACTGGTGGGCTGTAATACGAGGTTGCCGATGCCATAGCAGCGGCTCCAGTATTCATGACACCTAGTGTCTGAAGAAGGGCATCTTTTGCCATAATTTTCCTTTCAAAAAGGGAGGGTTTCCCCTCCCTCTCTTACTTAACCGAGTGATCCGTCTACTGCGGAAACAATGGACGCACTAAACGCAGATGTGACGTTAGTAGCACCTGTTAGCACATCAGTAACTTTGACGCGGAATTTAACATAGTTATCTTCTGCGTAGTTCGACGTAACACTACCAACGGTATATGCTTTAGTAGACATAGTTCCTGCTGGAGCATGAATACGCAAGTACATCAGTACTGCACCCTCAGTTACTACACCACTTGCAACTGTTGTCACATTGGCAAGTACATCAGATGGTGTAGCCGCAATTTGTGACCAGGTACCAGTACTGATAGTTGCAGTTGGCTCTTTACTAGCTTCAAGGCTACAGGAATACTGAACTGATCCAGTACCAGTACCTGATTGCGTCTGTACTACAACACGAATATACAATCCGTTAGCTGAATTGACGCCGTTAGGGCTGACATCCACAACGGTTGGAAGCGTTGTGGTACTTGTTCCCGAAGCTGTTAGCTTAGTACTAGAACCAAAGTTTAGAAGAAAATCTCTTGCCATTGGTTATCCTTATCCAACCTTTACGTTGAATACACGTCCTACAGCACGTACGTGAGGAGTCCACAAACCAACACCCCAGTCAAATACGATGTTGTGGAGAACGCCATTCTCTTTGGACAAACCGAGGTAAGTCGGCTTAAACGGTCCGCTCTGCCAGCCGGTTGCATAACCGGAACCATAACGAACAGCGTAAATGGATTCAAGTCCAGATGCAGCAGTAGTTTCTACACCGAGAGCAGACTCGTTTCCAAGAACAGACGTAATACCATCAGCACGGCGTCCAACGGAGCGAACGATTGCAGCCTTGTATTTTTCAACAGGACGATCGAAGGAGTCTTTCGTAATGTCGAAGCCTGCGCCGATGCCCATATTACGGATGGCCCACTCAATACGGCGCTTCATACGCTCGGAAACATAAAACACTACGCCATCACCATCTGGGCTGTTCATATTGTCAAGCAACTGCTGGAGATAGAGCATCAAGTTGTTTGCAATAGCCTGTGCAGATGTTGCAGTTGTGAGGTCGATACCACCAGCGTTTACTGACATTTCAGTAGGAATGTCAAACTGATCTGGGTTGGAAAGACGATAGCGAAGACCAGGGAAACAATCGACATCGCCCGTAGCGGATGTCGGGTCGTTGTTAATGAATTTCGTATTGAAATCATACGCAAACGACTCCATAAAGATCTGAACCTGAGCCTCGATCGGATCCACGATGTTGTTCGGCTGATCAAGGAGAACGTGGTCTACCTGGATCTTGTTGCGAACAAGATACATGGATTCTTCGTACTGCTTTGGCTTACCCTTGGAGACCGTTGGTTCCTCGTTAACCGTTGCCCAGTTGATCGTTGGAAGCGAACCAGCTTGGTTCGTAAACCGAACGCCGACCTGGCGAAGCGATGGCGAGGTTGTCAGCGGGATGTCCTTAAGAGCATTCCACGTCTTGTGAAGAGCCTTCGTAATTTCTTTTACGAGAGGGTCGTTAGAGATGATTGCCTGATCGGCGAGAGTAAGAGCCTGTGTGTCAAGCAGGACTGCACCGGATGCGATTGCCATTTGTTTCTATTCCTTATAGAGTTCCGCGTCCCCGTTGAATCCCTAGCAATGCACCCCAACCTGACGGTTGTTGCCTTCCATTGCCACCACCAGTAGGTGTTGCACGGGCGGCTTGCCCTTGCCCTAACGGTTGTGGAACTCGGCGGCTAGACTGCATACGACTAGCGATCTCAGGAACAAGTGATCGAGTTAGTGTTTGCACCTGATTGTGTACAGCTTGCGTTGCCTGGTGTGGATCCCATCCAGCGTCAATCAAATTGTCAACCAATTCAGGAGCACGTTGGGCCAATGGGAATTGTTCGTAAGCAGCATCACGCTGTTGCGACAACATATACCCCTGGACCTGTTGCATCTGCTGCTCATAGCGAAGCTTAATGATTTCAGCTTCTTGCTGTGCTTGCGCAAGAGCAGGATCCAACAACTGCGAATCCGCCAACTGTTGATACCGTTGTCGAATAGAATCTTCTTGCTGTTGCTGTTGTTGCTGAGCAAGCATTGCATCGACTTGATCGGCATCCTGAAAGCCTTGGCTTTCCAGTTGCTCAATGACTCGACCCCATCGATTTAGTCGAGCTTCGTACTCGGCCGCTTGACGTGCACGTTCGTTTACCTCTCGGAAACGTTCGTATGGGACTGGATTAGGGTCATTATGACCTTGATCTTGATATCCCTGGTTTACACCGAGAATTTCGTCGGCTACGGAATCGTAGTCTTCTCCATCCTCAACATATTCCCCGTCATACTCTTCGTACGCTGGATCCGCGTCTTGACCTTCGTGCTCACCTATCGCCCATTGTGAGTTATCTTCGGAACCGGCGGCGTCCCGAATAAAGTCTGTTACCGCGTCACCTAAACCTGTCGCTCCCGCTGGTGAATCGGGAGTTGGCATCACCATCTCGTCAGGCACTTAGTTCTCCTATTTTAGCACACCAGGTTTTTTATTTTTGCCCTGCTCTTTTGCATTCGATGGGGCGGCTGGTGTGTTGTGAATGCTTCCTGCAATCACATTGTTAGCTATGTCCGCTACGTGCTTAGCGGCATAGCTTTCATTCTGAGCCTGGGTTTGAGCATTGATCTTAGCAATGTCAGCCTTGGTCTTAGAATCAATAAGTTGTTGTTGCTTATCCAGATCAAGTTGTGCCTTCATCTGTTCCGCTTCAGGATTGAATGCAACCTGCTTTGGCTGTGCTTGTAGAGCCATTTGCTGTTGTTGCATTTCCATCATCTGTTGTTGCATCATCATCTGCTTTTGCTGTTGCATAGCAAGAACCTCAAGAATATCTGAGGTCTCTGGTAGCTGTAGCATCTTGACTGTAAGTGCATTAGTCTCTGGATCTGTTGGATCACCGAATAGACCCATCTGTCGCAACATGACAATCTTTTGCAGTTTCTGGTCTGGGCTATCAGCCTGTGATGAACCAGGGATGTATACAACACGGAATTGACCACCGTTACGAATCTGGTCGAAGGTAATCACTCCCTGCTTAATCTCGTTGCGTGGATTAATCTGATCGTCAACAGATCCAATGAATGGAGCAACTGCATACTGGTCAACCAGTGCAATCTCCCACTCTTTAATCTTTTGTACAGACTTTTCAATATCTGCTCGGATGTAACTGTGTTGCGTATTATCTGCACGTTGTAGCAGTCTAACAGATTCGGCTGGAGTACCAGCTTGTGCCATTCCTTGCGATACATCATGAAGACCAGCGATGTCCATCATGTCCTTTTCCAAGGATTGCATGAACGACATTAAATCCTGAGCGATGCCAGGGGATCTTACGATCTGTGGTGGATGACTACCTCGATCAAAGTAAATCTTCCGAAGAATTCGACTTGTGTCATCAATGTCATCAGCAGTTTTGTCAAATGCGTCCGCACCGACTCTGCTGTTGCGTTCGATATAAACGTAGTCTTTTTGGTTCTCAAACTGCTCTAACCACCGAGAATACAAGCGGTTATATGCCTGTTGCAGTGAACAGAGGTCAAAGCCAAGTGAGTGACCATAAGGCGTACCAGATCGTGGTTGCCATCGCAGTGGGATAAATGGGAATTCATCCTTCTTCTTATATGGCCAGACGCCAGCGTACAACAATGCACTATTAGTGCTTACAATAAAACGACCATCAGGATACTGAGCTGTAGGCTTTTCCCAATACTCATAAACAATAGCACTATGCTTTTTGCTATCAATGTTGTTCATACGGACGCTGGAAGGTTGTACCCATCCATTACCAGATCCGTTAGCACCTTCTAGGTACGCATCTACATAGCCAGCATTCTGACCAGCAATAGCGTCTGGGCGTACAGCTTTTCCTGCCTCCCCATAATTGTCTACAAACCATGACAGAGGTTTAACTGATGCGTGGATTAACCAGCGAATACCCTGATCGTTCTGTGCAGTGGGATCAAGGAGTACATTGAAACATGGGACGATCTCTTCTTCTACATCACCAAGTTCAAGTTCTTCGTAGCCTTTAATTTCGCCGGTATCGAGAGCCATCTTTGGCATAATGACACGGCTATTTGAATTCCAGTAAACCTTTAAGAATGACGTGCCTGTAATACAAGCCCATCGCACTCGTTCTTTTGTTTGTGTCTCACGGTCAAACTTTCGAGTGTAATGACCGGCAATGAAGTTTGCTTCGTCTGCCGCACTCTGATCCTTAGGGTTCATGCTAAGTGGAACAGCACGTGCATCAGGAGCAACTTGAGTAAGTTTCCCAACAACGCCGTCGATAAGAGGTCGCATCTTATTGACCGTCATGTAACGGTTTGGTTCTGATGGGTTTTGCAGTTGAACAAGGTTACGGGTAAGGCTATTGATGCGGAACCACTGCCTACCCTCAAAGAACGCTAGTGCTTGCGCCCATTCAAGTTCTACTTCCTGTCGAGCACGATACGTAGTATCAAACTGACCTTTCACAAAGTTGACTACGTTAACTGCTTCTTCAGGTTGATCCTTCGGAGACACCTTCCACTTGTTTTGATCGTGATCAAGCTTGAGGTCTTTAGGGTCTTCGAGGCTTAAGTTGCCAATATCGAAACTACCAGGAGTACCAGAGTTGTCTGGCATCTTGAACGACATTGCACTGGCTTGCATTTCTGCCATACCGTTTTGCAACTGCTCTAACCCAGGAGGAGCCATTGGCACAGCGGTGGAACGGCTAAACATCCCTGGAGCTGCGCGCTTTCTCCCAAATTTAGGCAACGGAATACGCATCAAATAAACCTATCCTTTTCACCGTGCAATGATATACGTTGTTCCCTATCAAATCTAATCCATCGTAATTCAAGCCAATTAGCCGCCAAAATTATGATGGCAATAAGTAGCAATAGACACTGAATAATATCACTGAGGCTCATACGTATTTGTCCTCTCCGTTGTCTTGAAGCCACATCGGCTTCCACGCTTGAAGCTTTGCAGTCTCTGGACAGGTGACTGGATACTCCCTCCACATGACGCCATAACGACAGGAGTCTAGTGCGTGGTCACTCTTAGTTCCGCTATCGAGATCTTCAACGTCTTTTGGGTCTGACATAGCTGCTTTCATTTCACGTATGAGGTTAGGGCAAGCGTTACGTAGAATCCTGAAACGTGGGACAGTCGTACCGTCTTTTACCCTATTCGCAGCTAACCATTCTTTCAACCTACGCCAACCAGCCTTACGGTCTTTTACTGCTCTAACAGCAGGTAAGCCACGTCTCCACCAAATCTCAACTGGATACTCACCAATGCGTTGATCAATCTTCTCTGGAGGGAATGTATTAGCCCAGTCGAAGGCAATTGCCTCCAACTTAGTCATCCATGCACCTTCAGGTTGATTGCGTTTAACTGGTTCGGCGTACCCGCGCGTACGAAGCATATCTATGACTTCTTGTGCTTGGACGGACGAAACCATACCTGGCTTATAGATCTCACCGATTACGTACACGTCTTCGTTTTCATCGGACGCATACAGTAACGTACAGGCAGGAGCATTCGTACCAAAGTCATGACTAGCCCACAGTCTCCACCAGGGCTTAACGTCAACTGATTCGACAACGTGCCAAGGCTTGCCAGTTATGTCGAACTCCCTGAATTCAGGGAAGAACATTCCACCAACTCCAACTTCATGCTGGCATTCTCGAAGGAATGAGATGATTCCGTAGTCATCAATCTCACGTTGGCAGACCTCTATGTTTTTATGTACCCAGTTTGGCGTACCTCCCGTAATCTTGTAACCAACACGTCCATTCTCTTTTTCGACTGGTTCGTATGTAAGATCTTGAACAGCCGGGACAATTGGTGACTGAATACGATTCTGAAGCATATCCAATTCACCGCTCAAAGTCTGTGCCATAACTGAGTTTGCGTGAATCTTGTTCTGCACAAATACGATTGCACAGTCGGTGCTTTTAGCTGGGAGAATTGTCTGAGTGATAGTCGCTATCTTCTTTTCAACGCGATTAACGCTATCATCAAGCTCGTCAATGTCATCAAGTATAATGAAATCAGGACGTAGGTGATCAAGCTTGACACCGCGTG